GTATTATGTGGATCAAGTTTCAATAGTCTTTCAACATCTTTAAGTTCTCTTTGAGTTTGCTTAATCTTACCTTCAACTTCACTTAATGCTTGTTTTAATTTAAGAGTATCTCCTCCGATTTCTACAGTAATACCTGCTATTCTACTTGCCATACAATCACCTCCTAAAAATTATCCATATCCTCTTGTGTCGCTATTAATTTATAATCATAACTATCATTATTTTTTTCAATGTACATATCATTTACTAGCCCTATTGTTAACTCTGATAAATCATTCATTGAAAGTCCTAATTCAACTGCACGCAGTAAAAAAAGAGCGGTATTTAACGTCCGCTCAGTTTCTTTTGCTTTTTTTTAGATGTACTCATAGTTTTAACATTTATACCCCATAATTTTATTAAGTCTGGTAGAAGTTTATATACAGATAAAGTATCAAACTGTTCTAACCATTCACCTACATCATTTGAGATTTTATCATCTGCATGGTAAGCCATAATATATGCGATATTTTCAAATATTTCTAAACTCTCAATATCGATATTTCCTTTATTCTTATTAATCTTATCTAATATAAGTAAGTCTTTATAAATATCACGACTAAACTTCATTCTGTATAATCTAGGTATCGCTGCTGATGCTTTAAATCTTACAATTTTTCCATCTACATTTATATCTTTAATAACTCCCATTACATTTCTCCTTCATGTGTTGGCATATACACTGTTTGATACCAATTCTTATATGTTTCTTCTGTTGTCTCTTTACCAGTTTTACTTTTTACAAGTCCTTCTTTGATAGGTCTTGCTTTTATTGAAAGTGTTTCTGTTTGCACTTCTCTTGATTCCTCATTTGTTTGACCTTCAATTTTTGGGCGACCTGCTGAACAATTATAAAGTACATGACGTATTTTTTTCTGATCTCCATCAAATTCAAAAAGTAGTGCAAAGTTCTTTGTTTCTGATCCTGAATCTTCAACTAGAACTTTATTCTTATCTTCTCTTTCTTGAAGAATATCCTTTCTGAAACTTTCTGGAATCATCGCAATCTCTAAATCTCCATCATATCCCATATTGTTATTAATTGTGTAATATGATCCTCCATCTGCATAGAAACTTTCTGGTTCTCCATTAGGTTCTAAACTAATTTTTACAGCACCTGGAATTGGTACTGGCTTTTCATAAGTTGTCGTATCACCTTCAGTTAATTTTGCATAATGAACATGAGACAAATTAAATTTTACTTTATTTTCCATACTTAAACCTCCATTTTATAAATTGTTTCATACATTTCTTCACTCGGTATCCATACCTCATCTTTTGTATAGATTAAAGAATAAGTTTGTAAAAGATCTTCTATCTTTTTTTCTAATTTAAAATCTTTTTTCTCTGTATACATTTCTATAATTAAATTTTTCACACTATAATATAATTTACCATCTGCTTTAAAAGTATTTTCACCGTCATAATAATATATAAGAAATGGCAATCTTGGAGCACTTCCTTCTTTAAAATGACTATAAACAAATGGAATTTCTAGCTTATATAACATTTCACATACTTCATTTTTATTCACGATAAAACCCTCTTTATTCTTTCTAATACTTTTTCGCTAATGTCTCTTGTTGCTGGCTCTATATGTGGAATTGCTTTAGTACGCCCTCCATTTTTCTTCGCATGTCCAAATTCAAGTAAATGTGCTAATTGATATCTATTTTTTGAATGAACTACTGTTTGTATAGAGTGTGCTGTTTCTCTTTCTTTTGTCACTTTCCAACTTTTTTCGTAATCTCCACTTTTTTTAGGTGATCCTTCTTTTATTTTATCTCTAACTTCATTACTCACTTCAACTACTGCACCTTTTAAACTTTCCTCAGTTAGCTTAGAATATTCCTTTAAACCTTTTGTTATCTCAGCAGCGAGTGAATCAATAGTTGTCCTCTTAGTCATAGCTATTAACTCCCTTAATTCTTAAGAACTTTTTATCTTTACTGAACACATCTACTTCTAATATGTCAAAAAATTTATTGTTATACTTTATTCTATATTCTAACGTATTAAGTTCTTTTAATTCCGACATCTTTCTAACCACAAAAGAAATCACTTCTGAACTTCTACTAACACCGTGTCTTTCTACCTCACTTGAAGTTACCAATTTCAAATTAGACCAACAAGTAAAAAAATCACTCCATGTTTCTAATTGTTGATGCAATTCATCAAATTCTAAAACTACCTTTTGAAAAGTAATTCTAGTATCTAGTTCTACAATATCCATCTTAAAACTCCTCTTTCCTATGATTAAATAGTAACGCTCTAAGAATTAGTGTTAATTCTCTAAAATCAGCATTTTCTCTATGTTCATAAAGATAAGCAACAGTATATAATATTGGTATTTTAAATTCATCAAAATCATGCTCATCACCTAACTCTGAAAAACTACTCACCCTTAGTATTCCTAAACATAATTTTTTAGCTGTAAACAGAAGTGATAAGATTAACTCATCATCTTCTGTTGTATCAACTCTCAAATAGTTTTTAACTTGTTCAAGTTTTAGTTCCATAATGTATATTATCCTTTGATTGGTAATATCTGAACTGCTTCTGGTAATACTAGCTTACCATCAACTCTTTCTTTAGCTACAAATCCAATCATACCATTACCAGCGAATAATTCTTGGAGTTCCTTAAATGAACGAGCACCTCTATCACCTATGTTATAATATCTAAAATCACCGAAAGCAATTTTATTTTCTGGTGCAAAAGCTGAAGTATACACTGGGTATCCTGCTAATTTATCAGGCTCCCCTGATTGATATGATGGTTGCCAAATATATGCTCCATTATTATCTTTTAGTTTCCTAATATTAGCTATTATTTTATCGTTTAAAATAAATGCTGCATTTTTTCTATATGGTCGTTTTAAAGCATGAATTAAATTGATAATGTCATCAGCTTTTAGAGCATCCACCTCAGTTAAGTACGTTCCTCCATTAGTTTGTGCAAATATTCCTGTTGGTTTTCCACTACCATCCCCATTTAAAAATGCATCTTCCTCTGCATTCGCTAATGCTTTACCGAATTCTTCTAAGATATAGCTTTCTAAGTCAAACACACTATCGTATAATAATTCTTCAGTAACTTTAATAGCTACATGAAGTTTGTGAGCATCTAATAAAACTTGTTTAAATGTTGCTTCTCCAAATTTTAATTCTCCACCTTCTTCAACCCATGCAGCCGCAGGACTTGACGCAGCTATATTAATTTTATGCTTACCATTTGTTTTTAAAGTCTGAGATAGTTTTCTAATGATATTTTCTTCTTTTAACGTAGTAACTAATCTACTATCATACTCGTCTGGAACTAAATATCCTCCATCAGTATCTACTTTTTCTTGTAGAATATTTTCAATTTGTCTAAAATTAGATCGTAGGGCTTTTATCATTGCTTTTTTGTGTTGAAGATTTTTTTGAATTTTATCTTCTTTATCAGACACCATTGGTTTTGAGATTAACGGATCATTTACTGGTTTTGATAATTCTCTTTCCATATTTTCCATCTCTTGAAGTCTCTCTATTTCAAAAGTAAAGTTTTTAACTTTTTCTTCCATCATGTTATAAGTTTCAACATCTTCTTTTGATAATAGTCCATCACTATCTTTTTTACTCTCAACAAAGGCTTTTGCACCTTCCCACGCTTTAGCACGTTTTTCAATTAATTCTTGTATTTTTTTATTCATAATTCTTACCTCCAGTTTTTTATTAAATCTAATCTATTCATTAACGAATCAGCTTTTATTTTTTCTTCGTTTACGTTTTTAAAAGTTTCTTTGATTTTATTTATCATTGAATTTTGAACTGTCGCTTCTTGATAAAGCATACTAACATTCGGAATCTCAATATCCTGAATCTCATCTCGTTTTAAGATAGAATCAGCAAAACCAAGTTCAACCGCTTTTCTTGCATCCATCCATGTTTCATTATCCATAAGTTTTGATATTTTGTTTCGTGATAATCCTGTTTTTATTTCATAAGCATTAATTATTGATTCTTTCACTTCACTTAACATATCTATAGCTCTTTGCATTTCACTTGTGCTACCATATGCAATTGTCATAGGATTATGAATCATAAGCATTGAAACAGGACTCATAATAACTTCTGTTCCTGCCATAGCAATCACACTCGCAGCACTAGCTGCTATCCCATCAATTTTTACCTTAACATTTCCTTTGTGTTCCATTAAGAGATTATAAATTTGTGCGGCTGCAATACAGTCTCCACCTGGTGAATTTATCCATACTGTAATATCTCCGCTATGTTTAATTAGTTCTTCTTTAAAAATTTGTGGAGTTACCTCATCATCAAACCATGATTCTTCAGCTATTGTTCCATTTAAAAATAATATGTTCTCTGGTGGTTCATCTTTATTATTTTGTACTGTCTTCCAATTCCAAAATTTCTTCATCTGTGTTTTCCTCCTTGTAATCTGTTAATCTCTCTGCATAAGCACCAGCCTTTTTAAGTGGCAACATGTTACCATTGACTAGATATAAGTTTCCTCCTTCCTCATCTGATATCAAATCTAAGTTTTCTAAACTCCTTATATCATTAGCACTCATCCAACCATTCTGACGTGCTGTTGCATATCCATTCATCCTACTTTGATAATCTCCTCTAAGCAGTCCATCAACATTGAATTTTATATAATATTTTTTCTTTTCATCACTTGTAAGTAGTCTCCTAGTCATAGCTTGTTCAAAACGTTTGACCCACGGATCAAGCGTGTATTTAACAAACTCAAGAGATTGTTGTTCAATATTAGAAAAACTAGACTTTTCAAGATCACCTACCATATGTGGTGGAACTCTGAAAATTCTAGCTATCTCATTTATTTGAAATTTTCTTGTTTCTAAAAACTGTGCTTCATTTGGTGCTATTGAAATAGGAGTATATTTCATACCTTCTTCAAGTATCGCAACCTTATGGTTATTCTTACCTGAAAACCCTCTAGCCCAACTTTCTCTCATTGCCTCTGGATTTTTTACTACACCTGGATGTTCAAGTATACCACTTGGTGTCGCTCCATTTGCGAAAAATGCTGCTCCGTATTCTTCAGTTGCAATAGCCATTCCAATCGCATTTTTTGCCATGGCAATTGGACTATAACCAACTAAACCATCAAACCCTAAACCTGGTATATGCAAAATATCACTTGGTGATAATTTAACAGCACCTTTAGTTTTAGAGTTTGCATCCCCTTCGCTTATATGATATTCATAATACAAATTACCAGCTTCATCCCTATCAACTTTCATTCTATCTGGCATTAATGGATAAAGCCCTAATACTTCTCCTTTACCGTTTCTTATAATTTGTGCATAAGCATTACCCCATAAAAGCAAATGAGTCATTAGTGTTTCTCTAAAAATAAAACTTGTCATTTCATTATTTGGTTCATCATGAAGTAACGTATATAACATGTGTTCTGTGGCTTTTTTTGTACTAGTATTGGTTACCTCATACACATGTAAAGGTAGACTAGCTAATGTTTCAGAAAGTATCCTTACACAACTATATACCGCCGTCATCTGCATGGCGCTTCTTTCTGTTACTCTATTTCCACTAGAACTTCCACCCATAAAAAAACTATATGAACTTCCATTTAATCTATTTTTAGGATTATCTCTAGATTTAAATAATTTCATAAAATAATTCATACATACCTCCTAAATAAATAACAAGCCTCTGTCATCATAAACACTTTCAGTATTTTGATTTCCACATCTTATCGCACGATCTAGTGCCATAATTGTTGCAATAGCTCCATCAATTTTCTCTGTTGATTTTTCTTTATCTGCCTTAATATTTCCTGCTGGATCACGTCTTATAAAAATATTGTCCATATTCCATCTGAGTACTGGATTACCTCCATGGGCTAGTTTTTGTTCAAGAACTAGCTTCATAAGTTCTTTGGTCGGAGGACTCATATCTTTAAAACCTTGTCCGAATGGTACTACTGTAAAACCCATCCCTTCTAGATTTTGAACCATTTGAACAGCACCCCATCTGTCAAATGCAATTTCTCGGATATTATACTTTTCTCCGAGTTTTTCAATAAATTGCTCGATATATCCGTAATGGACTACGTTACCCTCTGTAGTTTGTATATAACCTTGCTTATTCCAAAGATCATAAGGTACATGGTCGCGTCTTACTCTTAGTTCCAACGTATCTTCTGGAATCCAAAAATATGGTAGAACTATAAACTTGTCTTCTTCATCCAAAGGAGGAAATACCAGAGTAAAAGCAGTTATATCTGTTGTAGATGATAAATCCAAACCTCCGTAACATATCCTACCTAATAACTCTTCTTCGTCAACATTAAAATTACAACTATCCCATCTATCCATGGGCATCCAACGTACTGATTGTTTCACCCACTGATTAAGTCTCAATTGTCTAAAAGCATTTTCTTCTCCTGGATTTTGTTTTGCAGATTCACAAGCAGCTTTAACTTTATCTAACCCAACAGTTACTCCTAGTGAGGGATTAGCTTTTTTCCACACTTTAGGATCAGTCCAGTCATCATTTTCATCTGCACCATAAATTACTGGATAAAATGTTGGGTCTATTTTTCTACCTACGAGTATATCTTTTGCTTTTTGATGAGTTTCATAACAAATACTATTTGTATCTGTACCAGCAGTTGTAATTAAAAAATAAAGTGGCTGCGTTCTAGCATCTCCACTACCTTTTGTCATAACATCAAATAACTTTCTATTTGGCTGAGTGTGTAACTCATCAAAAACAACTCCATGAATATTGAATCCGTGTTTTGAATATGCTTCTGCAGATAACACTTGATAAAAACTATTAGTAGGTAAATACACTATCCTTTTTTGCGAAGCTAAAATCTTCACCCTACGATTTAAAGCTGGACACATTCTAACCATATCAGCTGCGACATCAAATACAATAGTAGCCTGTTGTCTATCCGCTGCACATCCATAAACTTCAGCACGTTCTTCTCCGTCTCCACAACAAAGAAGAAGTGCAATTACTGCTGCAAGTTCGCTCTTACCCATCTTTTTAGGAATTTCAATATAAGCTGTATTAAATTGTCTATATCCATTTGGTTTTATAATTCCAAATAAATCTCTTATAATTTCTTCTTGCCACGGTAATAATTCAAATTTCTTCCCTGCCCATGTTCCTTTAGTATGACTTAAACATTGAATAAAATTTACCGCATAATCTGCACGTTCCTCACTATATGCTGATGTTTTAGCTTTGAATCTAGTAGGTTTATATTTCTTTTTTCTTCCCATAATCTCCTCCTCATCTGAGCATAAAAAATAGACCTTTCGGTCTACTTTCTTTTTATTCTTTTAGCAGTTTTTCATCGCCCATTCAATCGCGTGTCCTGTGTCTTCAAAAGTTGATTTTGAAATCTTGTTTAATTCTAATTTTTTAAAAGTGTGGTTTCTTTTTACTTCTCCTTCTTGATATTTGATTCTGTAAATAGCTCCTACACACTCATTTTTCCAATTTGTAATTCCTATTAGAACGTTGTCTCCAAATTTTAAAAATACACTTTTGCTTGATAAGAATCCTTTTTCCTCTAATTCCTCCATTGTTGTTTCTTTGAAAAATTTAATTCCATTTTGTTCTTTGATGTTGTTCATTGTCTTTATCTCCTTTGTTTTCGTTACTATATATATCACTCTAAAAGGCTATAAAGTCAAGCTTTTATCAAGATATTTACTCAATACTTTTAGCTATTTGTTTTAGCAAACTTCTAACTCTTTTGCTAATTCTTCTATTGGAAGCACTCTTGATTCTACCAAATTAATTATTTCTAATTCATCATCCGTTGGATTATTTTCAGAAAATATTAGTATTTCATTAACCCAATATCTTGCACTTGCTAATCCGTCTTTAGTTATTGAAAATAGATTAATTGCTGATGTTCTTCTTCCCTGTTTAAAATTATATCTTGATTGTTCAATATATTTATTTAATCTTTTTACTTCCTGTAGTGCTTGTTCTCTTGCTTCTTGTCTTATTATTTTATTTTCAGTCATCTTAATGACCTCCTTTTTTTTGTTACTACATATATCACTCTAAAAGGCTATAAAGTCAAGACATTTATTAATTCTATTGTCTTACTATCTTAAATTTGTCCTCTTCAGGAATTAAAGATAAAGTTGAACCATTATCCCATTTTACAAGAATCATACCAATATCATCAACCCCTAATACTGTTCCAAAAGTCCCACTTGGAGGTGCTTGAATATCATCCATTGAAATTAGTTTAAGCCTTGTGTTTTTTGGGAATTTCTCCTTTAATCTTATAATTTTTCTTTTTAAATCATCCATAATTATTTACCTGATAGGTCTTTTGCTAATTTATATAAAACTATTTTCATTGACTCTACTACACAAATCGCTTCAAATTCTTCTTGAGTTGGATCATCATTTGAAAGTTTCCATAGCAGTTCACGATAGTAATTTGCAGATTCTAGAGCATCTTCTGCAATATCATAACGTTCAATAGCAAGTCCTATCTTCCCTTCTCCTAAAAATTTTCTAGCTCCGCTTATATATTTTTTTGTTCTATCTACTTGATGTAAGGCTTCTTCTTTTGCTTCTAATCTTTCTGTTGTATTTAACATTTTAATTCCTCCTTAGAATCCCTTACACTATATATCACTCTAAATGCTTTAAATAGCAAGTCTTATTTTAAAATAATTCATCAATTATTTTATATTCTTCTTCGAGTCTTATTATTTCCTGTTTCAAACAATCTCGTTTAAAAGCATTTCTACAAGATTTAAATTGTCTTCTTAGAACTTCTAATTGAGTTTTTCTACTTGATAGAATTTCTATTCCATTACTATATTTTGCTTCTTCATAATCTTTTTCAAATCTTGTTTTCATATACTTAATCTCCTTTGTTTTTATACTATATATCACTCTAAACATCATATTTATCAAGTATTATTCGCTATTTTCTAAGTATTTCTTCACTCCACTAAAAATATATAATACACATGGTAGAGCTACTCCGTTCCCCCACATCTTATATTGTGCTGCATCCGAATAAGGATTTTTTAACCATGTTCTTATATTATTATCAGTTTTTTGTTTTTTTCCATTTTTTATCTTTCTATTTGTTTCGAATACTTCTCTCCAAAAATTTAGATCTTCATCTGTAGGATTGAGTAGCTCTAACCTTTCACACCAATAATCTGGGAAACCTTGCAATCTACTACATTCAAGAGGAGTAATTCTTCGAACAGAATATTTATCATTTATAATAGGAGGATCTTTATAATCAGTTGCGACTAATGTTGATACCTTGTCCTTTATAGCTTTTGTATGATGATAATTTTTGCTAGTTGAATATATAGAAACTATTGCTACCCCACCTTGATTTGCATTCGGATTATTTCCTCCTGTGTCCAAAGTTCTTGATGTAGCCGTTTCATACACTTTGTATCTACTATTCTTAGTATTTAAACTTGTAAATCTCACATCATAATTTGCGATATTTTCAACTACAAAAGGTTGATTATTTCCACCTGTTCCTAAACTACTTGATAAAGTTGGTGTAATATCTAGTGGGCCTTTAAATCTACTATCTTGTCCATGATTTTCAAAAACAAGTGGTGGATGGTTACTTTGGGCTCTTAGAGTTCCTGTTTTATTTAATGTAACATCTAGCCTTTCTCCACCTTGATCCATTAAACAGTACTTTGATATTTCAGTGCATTTTCCAATAATTCCGGCAATTTCTTGTTTCTTATCTGAGCACGATTCAAAATACCTTGGCAGGCTTTCTTCGTTAAATAATATTTCTCTTGCACCTTCTCCTGTAAAATCTGCGACAAGAAAGATTCTCTTACGTCTTTGGGGGACTCCGAAATATTGTGCGTCCAAGACTCTCCATGCAATACTAAATGTTCCTCCCATAACACATCCTGCATTTTTCCATTTTGAAGGTTTAGGAATTGATATGTTTTCACATTTGATTTTTGAGATTTGTTCAAGTACTTGTCTAAAGTCTTCTCCTTTTGAACTTGAGAAAGCTCCACAGACATTTTCCCATATGATAATTCTTGGATATTTTTCATTTGTATTCTCCCTCATTTCTTTAATAACTCTTATTGCTTCATAAAATAAATTTGATTTACTTCCACTTAGTCCATCTCTTTGTCCTGCGATTGATAAATCTTGGCATGGACTACCGAACGTTATAACATCAACTGGATCTATATTTCCACCTTTAATATTATTAATATCTCCTAAATGAACTAAGTTAGGAAAATTCTTCTTTGTCACAAGAATTGGAAATGGTTCTACTTCACTCGCCCAAACTGCTTTCATTCCTAGAATCGTAGCACCTAATTCAAAACCCCCGGATCCTGAAAATAGACTACCTACTGTTAATTGACTCATCTATTTTCACCTCAGCATATGGAATCTTTTCTCCGTTTCTTTCTACATATATATCATCAGAAGTTCCAGTTAATTCAATATATCTTTTCACAGCAACATCAACAAATTTAGCTTCTAATTCTATTCCATAGCATATTCTTCCACTCTGTTCACAAGCTATTAAAGTAGATGCCGATCCTAAAAATCCATCTAGTACTAATCCGTTAGTTTGTGTACATTGCTTTATTAAATATACAATCAACGGAACAGGTTTACTTGATGGATGTCCATGCCCATCTTCTTTTGAATTAGTAATACTATCAAATTCAAACACTGCTTTTTGTTTTTGATCTCCGTACCAGATATGTTTTCCATCTTTTCTCCAACCCCAAATAATAGGCTCCATGTTGAATTTCCAATCTGTTCTCATAAGCGGTGCTCTTGGTTTTTTCCATATCAGACCAGCACCAACTTTAAATCCAGCATCTTCATATGCATCATAAAATATACGTGCTTTCATGGTTGCATAAAAGACATAAATAGATGCATCTTTAGCCATCGAGTTTTTACAATTACTAAACGCTAGAAGTAAAAACTCATACCCTTCTTTATCATTTAAATCATCATTTTTTATTTTTCCAGAAGCACTTTCTAGATTTACTAAATAAGGGGGATCTGTGCATACTAAATTTACTTTAGTTTCTCCTAATAGTTTTAAATACGTTTCATCTTTAGTAGAATCTCCACATATTACTTTGTGTCTACCTATATGCCATATATCTCCCTCTTTTGTTATGCATGGCTTTTTCAACTCTGCTTCTATATCAAAATCATCGTCTTCTCCTTCAAAACCTTCATCAAATATTTTTGATAATTCTTTTTCATCGAATCCAAGTACATCAAGGTCAAAATCAGCACCCTGTAAATCTGATAATTCAATAGCTAGAAGTTCTTCATTCCATCCTCCTCCAAGTGCGAGTTGGTTATCTGCAATAACGTATGCTTTTCTTTGTGCGGGTGTTAGATAGTTTTCCTTAATACAAGGTACTTTATCCATTCCAAGTTTCTTCGCAGCCATTAATCTACAATGCCCTGCAGTTATTACATTTTCTTCTGAAATTAATATAGGATTTAAGAATCCGAATTCCTTTATTGAAGCCATCACTTTTGATATTTGCTCATCCGAGTGTGTCCTTGCATTATTGATATATGGTATCAATTCATCAACATTTCTTAATTCATATTCTAATAGTTTATTCTTCATCTATACACCTCATTAAAAAAGACCCCATTCAGCGAATTTTTCAAATCCACCTACGGAGTCTATGTATTCTTTTGCAATTCTAACAATTTCTTCGTAAGGCATATCGCCAATATTTTCATCTCCAATTGCACAGCTAAATTCTACGGGACTTTGAAGTTGTTGTGCTCTTAGGAATGCATATATATTTACCGATACATCAGCTTTGCTTAAATCTTTACCATGAAGACCTCCACCTGTCACAGAATCAGCCATATCACTACCAAGTTTTCTATTAGTAGCTCCTGTATCAACATCCGTTCCTCCAGTCCAATTTCCTAAAGGGTTGATTTTAGCATTTGGATACAATTTTTTTAGTGTTTTTGTTTTCACATTACTTTGACAAATTATCAACTTATCTCCATCAAGTATGTATTTCCCATCATAGGGATACTGTGAATAAATATTTCTAGCTATTCTTGAGAGTTCTTTTTGTTCTTTTGTAATAGGCATACCTTTGAATATACCATTGTCTCCACATCGTATTTTGTCATTTTGATTTTTATTTAATTTTTTATCTTGCGATACAATATTTACATCAGGATGAACTACTCCCGCTATTCTTCTAATTATTCTATGAATACTTTTTTTCTCAAAATCAACTGATGTTTCTATTATGACATGACATTTTCCATGACCTATCAGCACTTCTACAGCTACCTTAGGTTCTTTTTCAAGTTTGTATGCCAAATCTACAATTGCTCCAGCGATTCTATCCGCAATTTTATCTGGATGTTTTGGGTTTACTTTTTCTATCATTTTTAATCTCCATTCTTATAAATTTTTTCTTGAATTTAGTAGTTTTTCCATCAAATCATTTTGAGGTACTACTCCATCAAATTCAGTTTTACAATTCTCTTTTACGATTTGATATATTTCATTCCATAGCCTTACAGCCTGATTCATATAATTTATTCCTATATTTATAAACGGTGATGGAATTGGTTTTCCAGTAGTTGGGTGTTTAGATAAAAATCCTAGCTTACTAGTCATATCTTCACATTGTAACCATCTTGCACTACTCATAGCATATCTTTCAATGAGTGGCTTTGGAACATGATTTCCCATACTAAGGCTATCCAACCATTTCCACGTTTCTTCATAAATTTCTTTAGCTTGTAATACACTACCATCTTTTTGTGTTGATGATAATACTTCATGTGGTTCAGGCATTTTTACACCTTCAAGATCAGGAATATCTAATACTTCTAGTGTTCTTCCTCCAGGATTTCCATTAAGTGCTTTTTCTACAACTGATTTTTTCTTTCGTCCTGCACCTATTCTTTTACCACCACGTCCGCCAATATTATTTGATTTTGTTGGCATTATCTCACCTTCTTTTATGATTCATTCTTTTCAAATACGAGCATAAAACACAGAATATCACTAAAATATTGTGCAGATTTAAATTCCCATCCTTTTTTAGAATATTCATTTGTGATAGTTTCTAATTCTTTTGTTGCTCCAGTCATTACTCTTACACGTATTAATTCAAATTTATATTTTTTCATAGTTTATTCTCCTATTTTATAGCAAAAAAAATTTTTTCTAGACTTCTCCCTATTACCCTTTTGAATTCGCACTTTTTGTGCATCTTTGCCCACACCCGTTATGTTTTCATTTTCTTTTCAGAGATTTTCAATCCCCCTTCCAGAAAATTTTTCACAAAAATTATTTTTGTCTAACTTTTTTTCTCCAGCGACTTCCATCTCTCGCATGAATTTTAGCGTGACAACTTTTACAAAGGGATATTAAATTACTCTTACTATGAGTTCCACCTTTGGATAAAGGTAGCTTATGATGAACCTCTTGTACTTCTCTCATCAATCCATCTGAAAAACATAGTTCACAATAAGGATGTTCTCTTACATAACTAGCTCGAACTCTTCTCCACGTTGATCCGTATCTTTTCCTTGTTTCAGGATTTCTATCTTGCATCTCATATCTTTTATTCTCTATTCTTTCATGTTCATCACAAAATTGTTTATCTGTTAACCTTGGACAGTTAGGATATGAACATGGTCTCTTAGGTTTCCTCGGCATTACTTTCTCCTCTCTTTAGCATAATAAAAACCCTGTAGAAAGATCTACAAGGTTCTTTTTATCATTATTGATAAATATTT